GCAGAGCGGTGCAAAGCTGAGCCTGCATTTCCGCAAGAGCGATGAGCCTTCATGGTCCGCCAAAGCAGTGGACCGCATTCTGCACAACGAGGTCTATATCGGAAAACTGGTACAGGGAAAGACACGACGACTGGATTATCGCTCCAAAAAGAAATTGAATGTGCCGATGCGGGACTGGGTAATCGTGGACAATACCCATGAAGCAATCATTCCGGCAGAGCAGTTTGAACTGGTGCAGCGGATCTTGGAAACCGAAACCCGCAGGCCGAACGATGCCGAAACGGTGGCCCTGTTTGCCGGCTTTCTTTACTGCGGGGACTGCGGCAGTCGGCTGGTGCGCAGATCGGCCAGCTATAAAGGCAAACGGTACATTTATTATCAGTGCTCCGGCAGCAAGCAGAACAAAGGCAGCTGCACGAGCCATAACCTGCGAGATGAAAAACTATACAGTATTGTCCGAAATGCGCTTCAAATGCAGATCCAGATCGTGATGGAGGAAGCCGAGTTTGTAGAAAGCATCCGGCAGGCCCAGCAGGAACCCTATCGTGTGCGGCGCATCGAGCGGCAGATTCGGCAGTTGACCGCAGAAAAGGCCCATACACAGGGCATTAAGGAAAAGCTGTATGGGGACTATGCAGACGAAATCCTTACACGGGAAGATTTTCTGAACTACAACGAATTGTACAGCAAGCGAATCGAAGAGTATGACCGCAAAATTGAGGAGCTGGAAGCGGAACAGCAGAATCTACAGACTGCGCCAAATGCTTATCCGTTTCTGGACGTGTACCGCAAGTATCGGAAACTGGAAGAGATCACTCGTCCGATGGTTGTCGAACTGATTGAGAAAATCGAAGTCTATGAGGGCAATCGGGTGGAAATTACTTTCCGCTTCCATGATGAAATTGCTGATTTGTTGGAAGAACTGCATCAAAAGCAGATGGGGCAGCATGAAGTGTCTGCATGAGAGGAGAAGCTGACCTATGGCAAGAGTAAGCAAAAAGGTAAGTGCGGCGCAGCGGGAAGCGGAGAACGCACCGCACCGTGTCTGGAAAACTGCAATTTACGCGCGACTGTCCGATTTTGATGATGTGCTTCGGGATGCGGAATCACTGGAAGTGCAGATTTCCTACATCAAGGAGTATATCAACCACCGGGATGACCTGATGCTGCTGGATGTGTTTGCGGACAAACGCTGCACGGGAACAAATTTTGACCGCCCGGAATTTGAACGGCTGCTGGAAGCACTGCAGGAGCGGAAAATCAACTGCATCGTGGTAAAGGACTTTTCCCGACTGGGCCGCAATTTCGTGGAAACAGGGCAGTATCTGGAACAGGTGTTTCCGCTGTTCGGTGTAAGGTTCATTGCCATCAACGATAATTATGACAGCCTGAACAGCCAGAGCCGGGACGGGATGCTTGTGCCGATCAAGAGCATGATCAATGAGATGTACTCAAAGGACTTATCCCAGAAGATCCAGTCGTGCTTTCGCTCAAAAGAAGCGAGGGGAGAAATCTATACCCCTGTTCCGTTCGGCTATAAAAAGGATCAGAAGAATCATTTGATTCTGGATGAGGAAGTCAGCGATGTGGTGATGCAGATTTTCCTCTGGAAGAAATCCGGCATGAAAGAGTACGAAATCGCAAAGAAGCTGTCCGCGCAGGGAGTCCCAACGCCTTTTACGCGTCGATGTCAGTTGGGGTATGTGAGAAATACCTCACGGGTAAAGGACCCTGCATGGCAGCCAGCTTTCGTGACAAAGGTGCTGGAAAATCCGGTTTATACGGGAACCATGGTGTATAACCGCATCGCCTACGATGAAACGTATCGGAAAATCGGGCAGAATCCACGGGAAAGCTGGCGGATGGTGCCCGACAGCCATCCGGCGATTATCAGCTGGGAACTGTTTGATGAAGTTTCCGCATTGCGGGAAGCCGAGCAAGCGGTCAGGGAGGAGCGGAAAAAGTGGTGCAGACGGCGCAGAGAGAACAATCCGAACATTTTCAAAGGCAGAATATTTTGCAAAGAGTGCGGAGAAAAGCTGGTTTGCCATTGGCAAAAGGATAGTTCGCTGTATTTTTACTGTAAATTCTGCCATGTTTCCATTTCAGAAAAAGGTCTTTGGAGCGGTATCCATAAGGAGCTGCACCAGCGGTTAGAAGAACATAAGAACTTGAAAAAGCTGATACAGACGAATTCGGGAAAAAGCAGCCTTGAAACGAAGAAAGCGGCATTGAACCGTGAAATGGAACAGATGTCAGGCAATATCGTTCGGCTGGAATCACAGAAGCGCAGCGGCTATGAGCAGTATGTTCTCGGAAAACTTTCAAAAGAGAAATTCTTGGAATTAAAGCAGAACTTAGAAAATGAAATCGTAGAACAAAAACAGGAAAAATCCATAAAAGAGAAAGAGATTGCGCTGATTCAAGAAGAATTGCAGCAGAAAAAGCAGACCGCAGGTAGCACAGAGGTTCTTTTAACGGCAGACAACCTACAGCAGTATGTAAAGAAAATCGAAGTGGACCGCAGGAAAATCACTTGCACGGAATTTGTGTTCTAACGAAAAAGGAGAACAGACGATGAAAGAGAAAATCTATGATGCCCAGATAGGCATGGAATATGCTTTGGTTGGCGATTATTATTTGCCCGCCTTGAAACCGCCACAGACTCGTCCGATTGGCCGTTGGGGAATGCTGCATAAGGCGTACCTGAAACTGCGAAAACCAGCCTATTACCAGAGCCTGCTGCTGAGTGGGAAACTGGATACTGTTTTGGCAGACGTGGAAGAGCAGTCAGCAGAGCGATATGAGGTTTTGATTGAGCAGATGAGCCAGCGGGAGGGCATTTCGGAAAAATTGAAAGAAGAAAATCAGATGGAGTGGGTGCGCCGCATGAGCAATCTGGAAAATCGTGCAGCGGAAATTGTAAAGACAGAATTGATCTACACGTTTGAAAGGCGGTGAGTGGAAGATGATCGGAACCTATTACCGGCTTTCCCTTGCGGACGAGGATGTGGGTGCTGATAAGGCCGAGAGCAACAGCATTCAGGGCCAGCGCGGACTGGTAGAGGGGTATATTATGGCTC